GGTCGCGCTCAACATCGTACTGGTCTGCCATGTAGTCATCGTAGGCTTCTGCCGCCTCAACGTCATACGGTTCGCTTTCTACTGGTTCGTAATCTGGGTCTTGCATTTCAATCTCCTATTCTTAAAGTTGTACAAGTTCAATTTGCGTATCAGCAGAAACATAGCGGCGCTTTTTCTCGTCTGACCATGACTCATGTTCATCAAACCCAACACTACTTAAATAAGTTGTACTACCCGACCGCCGCCATTGCTCTCCGATTGACTTATAAACTGTCTTGCCGCCTTGGATTTTGAACCCGTAGCCACGCGGCAAAATGCCGCTGTCTTCTAGTTCAACTAAGTTTTCTAAAGTGTAAGTTTGCTCTAATTCCATTTTAATCTCCTGTTGTGTTGCGATGTGTTAAGTATAACCACACCACAACACAATGGAATATAGGGATTACCCTAATAGCTTTTTTAGCAAATATGTGATCTGACCAGAGACAGACCGAGACTCAGCTACTGACTGCGCTTTGATTTGCTCATACAACGCTATCGGGACGCGCATTGTAATGAACTTGCTGGTTGGTTCTTTCTTTTCCATGCTGGCTCCTTAGAATGGCATATCGTCATCAAGTTCAGGCGCTGGCGCTGACTTGGCTACTGGCTTGGCGGCTTGTTGGTCTTTCGGCTTAAAGCTAAAAGACATGAACTTCTTGCCGTTGGTGGAAGTCTTGAGCCATGCGCTCATCCACACCTCTTGGCCTCCAACCATTGCAGAGCCGTTGTAATCTGGGTGGTTGTCGGTCTCTTTCTTGTCGTTCTTGAAAAGTGAGCCTGAGTTATCGCGTTGTTCGTATGCCATTTAGTTTCCTTGGTTAGTGACAGCCACCATGACTGCCTGTTGTTTACCTGAACGTCCCAGACGCTTTTCGCCTGTTAGCTGTACAAGTCCCTTTCGCTTGAGTGCCGCAAACCGAGCCGTGACGCTCGAATAGGGCAACCAAGACAATTCATTGAGTACGTCATCTTGGATGCACCCGTCTCCTTTAAAGCAGGCAATGATGTCGTAGACCTGCTTTTCCAGACCCTTGGAGTCCACGGCTTTCGCCGCCGCCACCGAGGTGTCTGGTGAGTCTTTTCTGGCAAGCCACTTCCAGAACGTACCGAACACGGCTTTTTCCTGTGCCTCGGTCATTTCGCCTCCTTTAACTTGCGGCGCGTAGGTGCGTCTAGGAACGTCCACAAGGCTCGATACTGCCCATCATCCAAGCCATCAGATAAAACGCGCTGTCGGGCGTCCTGTGGGCTTTGCAGGCATATCTGTGTAACCTCTGCCGCCAACTCCTCCAAGTAAGGCAACTCATCTGGTGATACTTCTTCCCTAGCGCCTTGGTTAGGCGTGATGACTGGGGTAGTCTTTGGTTGCGCTGGCTTGCGTGAGGCCGCGTTGCCGTCGTCGTCTTCTGGAGCAATACCACACGCCGCCATCAAAGAGCCTCTACGAGCATAGGTCAAGGCGCTCATATATCCTTGGGGGTCTTGCTTGCTTGCTGGAAACTGCAAAATGCCAGCCTCATAAATCTCGCCGCTTTCGTGCATAAATACAGTCTCAACCATTACGCCAGTTGGGCAGTCATAAGACTTCTGAATAAGGGCGATGCCGTTGTCGTTTAGCGCATCCATCACCGCCTCAACACAGGTCGCAAGGTCTGCGTAGCGCGATTTAAAATGCGGGTTGGTGCTGTTCTTCAGCGCTGGGCTAAAAGCCTTTTGTGCCTTGACCAAGGCCGTTGCTAAGTTTTTCATTTGAATTCCCTTTTAATTTCGTCAAACAACTCACCACCGAATATCGTGCCCTCAAAATGCGGGATATCCTCATTCTCAATGGCCTCCTCCAAGTCCATAACCGCATCGATGTAGAACGATGAGTATGGGTCTACCAACGTCTTGAGCAAAGCCTGACCTTGCTCATTCAACGTGTAAAGTTTCTTTGCCATAACTTTTCCCTTTTAAGTGGCTACGTTTGCCACAGGTATATTCTAACCACAAAACAACAACTCGCTTTACTAGGGATAACCCTAATTGCGTAAAAAATTTACAAGACCATAGAATAGCCTATCTTTTTAAGGAGGACAAATGAATGAGTTGGCTTTATTCGCAGGCGCTGGTGGAGGAATACTTGGGGGCAAGTTGCTTGGATGGCGAACCGTCTGTGCAGTCGAGTGGGAACCCTACCCAGCAAGCGTACTGTGCGCCCGACAAAATGACGGACTTCTCCCGCCTTTCCCAGTATGGGATGACGTACAAACCTTTGACGGGGAACCGTGGCGAGGAATTGTTGACGTCGTATCTGGCGGCTTTCCATGCCAAGATTTGTCAGCCGCAGGTGGAGGCGCAGGACTTGACGGGGAGCGAAGTGGATTATGGAGAGAGATGGGGAGGGTTATTGGCGAAGTTAGACCCAAATTCGTTTTTGTGGAAAACTCCCCAATGCTCGTTAATAACGGACTTGGCAGAGTGCTTGCAGACCTTTCCAAATTGGGGTTTGATGCAAGATGGGGTATTGTGGGAGCAGATTTCGTTGGCGCACCCCATAGAAGGGAACGATTTTGGTTGGTGGCCAACTCCCGTAGCAACAGACCACATGACAGGCCAAACAAGCGGGATAACTTATACAGGCAAAAGATTTGTGAGGACAAGTCAAAAAACTGGCACGGAGTTTGGAGCGAAGCTAACAAGTGCTTATCGACTGATGACTGGAAGTCATTTGCCAGCGAATTTCTCGGAATGGATGATGGGATGGCCTCAAGATTGGACAGAGTTAAAGCCTGTGGAAACGGGCAAGTTCCAGAAGTGGCAGCAACAGCTTGGCAAATCTTAACTAAGGATATTTAAATGAACCCAACATTTCAAGACTTTATGGCTGACCTGAACGCCCTTGTGCGGCAACAGCCCGACACAGAGATTGAGGCTGTATTGTGGCTTAACAGCTTGCAATTCAACTGCGTCATGGCCATTGAGACTATCCAACGCAACGACTTAAACAAGGAAAACTTTGGAGGAACAGACTAATGCACGACCCAGTAAACAACCCAGCGCACTACATGGCTCACCCCAGCCACGTTGAGTGCATAGACATAACCGAGCATATGAACTTCTGCCTTGGCAATGCTGTCAAGTACATCTGGCGCGCCGACCTCAAAAACGACGCCATTGAAGACTTGGAGAAGGCAGTCTGGTACTTACAACGCGAGATTCAAAGGAGACAAAAATGAGACACACATACCAATACGCAAAACTTAGCTTTAGCAACGAAAGTGGCGAAGGCAAGGTTGCTTTTATGAATGACTTTAAAGAGCAAGACTGGGTTGTCCAAGCCGACGCTTTGGTCGACTGGATTCATTTTCTTAAAAAAGAATACGAAGCCTTGCTTCAACATCAAGTTGTTGATGTAGAATAGTTTGAAACGCGGCTAGGTCTGAAGTCATGAGCAGACCGAATGGAGTTCCTCCCTCTCCCGCCGTCGTTTCTTTCATCTAGGGAGCGATGAAAAGGTGAGCAATATGCACTACTACAAAAGAAATCTTGGCGACTACGCTAAAAAGACTGGTCGCTTGACCATGCTCCAGCACGGCGCGTACACGCTTCTTATTGATTCGTGTTACGACCGTGAAAAGTTCCCAACGCTTGAGCAAGCAATTGAATGGACATGGGCAAGCACAGAAGCCGAGATTGAGGCTGTCAAATTTGTCTTAAGTCGGTTCTTCACGCTCGGTGAAGATGGCGAGTATGTGCAAGAAAGAATCCTTGCTGAATTACTTGACTACCACTCAAAGGCAGACAAAAACAAAACGATTGCCATTGAAAGGGAGGCGAAGCGTAGAGAGAATCGCACGAACCGTGCACAAGTCGTTGACGAATCGCCACCTAACCATAAACCAATAACCAATAACCATAAACCAAGTAATACACCGCCTGACGGCGTATCACAATCTGTTTGGGATGATTTTGTCAAACAGCGCAAAGCTAAGAAGGCTCCTGTCAGCGATACGGTCATCACGAAGATTCGCAACCAAGCAGAAAAGGCTGGCTGGTCACTTGAGGACGCCTTGGCAGAAATATGCGCT